TGGTGCTGGTACTACCGCGACTATCCCAATCCGTGTTATCGACGTAGTGCCTGAGACTGCTACCGCAGCCGATACCTACACCGAACTATTGGTGAAGATCAACACTCACCAATATAACAACACCACTGGTGTTTAAGGAGTAAATCATGGCTATTTCACGCGCACAACTACTTAAAGAACTGCTCCCCGGACTGAATGCATTGTTTGGTCTGGAGTACGCTAAATACGGCGAAGAGCATAAAGAAATCTACGAAACCGAAACGTCGGAGCGTAGCTTTGAAGAAGAAACGAAACTGTCTGGTTTCTCTGCTGCACCTGTCAAAAATGAAGGCTCCGCCATTCAGTACGACAATGCACAAGAAGCATGGACTGCTCGTTACAATCATGAAACCATTGCCCTTGGCTTCTCCATCACTGAAGAAGCTGTGGAAGATAACTTGTATGACTCGCTGTCTGCTCGTTATACCAAGGCACTGGCTCGTGGTATGGCTTACACCAAGCAAGTCAAAGCAGCTTACGTGTTGAACAATGCATTTACCACTACCGTTGTTTATGGCGATGGCGTGTCTTTATGCAATACAGCACATCCGCTGATTTCTGGTGGCACTAACAGCAACCGTCCTTCCACTGGCGCTGACCTGAATGAAACTTCGTTGGAAAACGCAGTTATTCAGATCGCTGGCTGGACAGACGAGCGTGGCCTGCTGATCGCAGCTAAGCCCGCTAAGCTGATTGTTCCTCCATCTCTGATGTTCGTTGCTACCCGTCTGTTGGAAACCAGCCTCCGTGTTGGCACTACCGACAACGATATCAACGCGCTGAAGAACAATGGTTCGATCCCCGGTGGTTACACTGTTAACCACTTCTTGACCGACACCAATGGTTGGTTCTTGACCACTGACGTACCTAACGGTTTGAAGCACTTTGTGCGTACACCGCTGGCTAACTCCATGGACGGGGATTTCGACACCGGAAACGTCCGTTACAAAGCACGTGAGCGTTATTCGTTTGGCGTGTCTGACCCACTAGGCATCTTCGGATCGCCCGGTTCGTCTTAAAGCGGCCAAATACCCTGTAAAAAACGGGGTTGGGGAGAGGGGGCTTCGGCCCCCTTTCTTTTAGGTGTACAATACCTGTATCGTAACTAAAGGCCATTATGGACACCACAAACCTACCTAAAACCCGCAGCGAAGCCAAAGCACAGGGAGCTAAGTACTACTTTACGGGAGAGCCCTGCAAGCACGGGCATGTAGCCCCCCGCAAGACCAAGGGAGCCTGCGTAGAGTGCTTAAAAGTTGAGTGGGCCGAAGCCCTAACAAAGCGTGCAGGTTACTACGCTGAGTACAACAAATCATCCGCAGGCATCAAAGCCAAGCAAGACTACTACGCCAGAAACAAAGTAGATGTAATTGCACGGGCGCAAGCGCGCACCGTGGCGCAAAAAAACACCTACAAAAAGAAGTACAAAGCTGCAAACCCGGACTTATACAAAGAATTGGTGAGCGTGCGGCGGCGTCGGTTCCGGGACGCTACCCCTCCGTGGCTGTCTGCGGAGCAAAAGTTGGAGATTCGGTTTCACTACCGACTAGCAATTGCCTTGAGCCGATCTACCAAGATTCCCCATGCGGTAGACCACATCATCCCCCTGCAAGGCGAAAGTGTGTGTGGGTTACACGTACCATGGAACATGGAGGTAATCACCCAAGAAGAAAACTTAAAAAAGTCCAACAAGGTACTGGACACACCTGAAAAATAGTGTATATTGCAGCTAATCCGGGCTTTCCGGTGCATCAAACTAGTCCCGGCTAGACGACATACCGATTGATGCACTTCACTTGTATGTAAGGACATCTATCATGGGATTCGCAACTCATCTTGGCCCGTGGCTGCTTGGCACGGTCAAAAACACCACCGGCACTACTGCTGGAACCATCCAAAACACTGGCACCGCTACTGTTTCCCAGACTAAAAAAGTAGTTTATACCGGCACTGTAGCCGCAGCCACTGCTACTACAACTCTGTTTACGTTGCCAGCAGGCGCACAAATTATTAATATTTTTATTGATACCTTGGTAGCTTTTACTGGTTCTACCGCAGCTAACGTGGTAATTGGTACTTCTGCTACCACCAATTTGTACTGGGCCTCTTCGGACATTACTGCTCAAGGCCGATTGGCTAATACAAACGCTGCTGCTAAATTGGTTAACTGGGCGGGCGCAGCAAGCACCGCATCTCCTAATGGTATTGGTATTGGTGCTACGGATGTAATTATTCAAGCAGCATTGACTCCTACCGTTGCTGATGTAACCGCAGGTACTGTTCAGTACACGATTGTGTATGCTGTTGCTGACTCCACTGGAGCGCAATCTCCTGCTCCGGGTCAACAGTAATTAATCTCAGGGGCTTCGGCCCCTGCTTTATAGGAGATTGATTATGAATCAGACCAATGTAAAACAGGCGCACTTAAATGGCAGCGGGTTTATGGTGCTTGGGCGTAATCGCGTTAGGGGCATTTCGTTTACTGGATCAGCTACAACCGGTTTTATTGCTTTGTTTGATACCACTACAGCACCAGTAACAACTGGAACCTATGGTCGTTCAACCACTACTGTTACCGTTACGCAGACAGCGCACGGACTGGCTACGGGTGATGTAATTGGTATTGACTTTGCGGCGGGCACAGGGGGCACAGCCACTAATGGGAACTACCCAGTTACGGTCTTGACCTCCAGCACGTTTACCATTACAGATATTAACTCTGGCTCCATTACAGCAGGTGCAGCAATGGTGTATTCAAGCCGTTGGCTACTGTCTTATGATGTTATTGCAACGGATGTCTTCAACAATGCGCCCATTATTCCTGAAGATGGCGTGTTAGCTGTTAACGGCATTTACGCGTATATGTCTAACGTAGTTGCAGCAAATATTTACTATGGCTGATAAGAGCTTCAACTTGGTGGGACGCAAGCTCATGCTTGCTATCCCGTGTTATGACGGCAAAGTCAATATCAGGACTGCGTTTGCCATAGCTCAACTCGTTCCCAAGTTGGACAAGATGGGTGTTCAGATTCATCTGGTTCACCTGTCTGGTTGCTCTATCATCTCTAAAGCTCGTAACAAGCTGGTACGCAACTTTACCGAAACTGACTGCACCGACCTGCTATTTGTAGATGCAGATGTAGTCATTAACGTAGAAGCTGTTACCCGGTTGCTGGCTCTGTCCTCAGACAAAGATGTGGTTGCTGGTACGTACCCGCGCCGTGCAGATGATGCCAAGTTTTTCCTTGATTTCTACTTGGACGAAGATCACCAGCTAGAATTTGATGAGAATGGCCTGATGCGTGTAGAGAGTGCGCCCACAGGATTTATGCTTATCCGCCGCCATGTGATTGACCACATGATGGAGAAGCATCCTGAGTGGCGTTATGCTGGCGATGGTGATGGCGAAGATGAATACGCTATCTTTGACTTCCTGTTGATTGACGGGCAGTACATTGGCGAGGACTACGCGTTTTGCCGTCGCGCTCGTGAAGAAGGGTTTAAGGTTTACTTAGACCCCATGATTAGCTTGCCACACATAGGCTCGAAAGAATTCACCCGTAACTTTGAACAAGATGCTTTGCAGCCGCTTCTAAAGGAGCATGCACGGCTTAAACTTAAAGTAGCAAATGGCTAAATCACCAGCATGGACGCGCAAGGAAGGCAAAAACCCCAAGGGCGGCTTGAACGCCAAGGGACGCGCCTCGGCCAAAGCGCAAGGTATGAACTTGAAACCTCCCCAGCCAGAAGGCGGCAGCAGGCGCGACTCCTTTTGCGCAAGGATGACTGGGATGAAGAAGAAACTTACCAGCGAGAAGACGGCCAAAGACCCGAATTCTCGTATCAATAAATCACTGAAGGCTTGGAACTGCTGATATGACCGACGCAATACAAACAGCCCGTGAACTAGCTACCCATGCTTCAGATATTGCACACCTGCAATCAGACATGGACAAGATGGCTGCGGACATAGACGAGATTAAGAAAATGCTGACCAGCATTAACACTACGTTGGCTGAAGCTAAAGGTGGCTGGAAAGTGTTGCTTGCGGTTGGAGGTTTTGCTGGGGTTATTGGTGCAGGGCTTATGCAAGTAATTCACTGGTGGAACAAATAATGCCAAGCACAAGCAAGAAACAACACAATTTCATGGAAGCGATAGCGCACTCGCCGTCGTTTGCCAAGAAGGTAGGGGTTCCACAATCCGTGGGGCAAGACTTTAGTAAGGCCGATAAAGGCAAAACTTTTAAACGAGGTGGTGATATGGCTACAAAAGGTGTGAATCCCTTTGCAAAATTTGAAAAGTCCGGTAAAGACGTAGAGAAAAAGGGCATGAAAGAAGGCTCTAAAAAAGAAATGATGACGGACAAAGCCCAGATGGGTATGAAGCGCGGCGGCGCGGCTAAGAAAATGGCATCTGGCGGTCTAGCTGCGGGTCATAAATCTGCTGATGGTATTGCTTCCAAAGGCAAAACCAAAGGCAAAGACATTGTTATGAAACGCGGCGGCATGGCCTGCTAAGGGGTAAATAATGGCTATATCTAAACCTACATACGAAGACGACGAGTCACTAGACGAGCAAATTCGTAACGCTGCTGCTGAGCGTTCAGCAAACAAAGCTGCGCCTACCATGTCTGCGGATGAGGAAGCTCCCGCGACTGCCGCCAAAATGCCAATGCGCCCCGGACAAGCATCTTCTGGTAGCAAAACACCCATGGTTACCAAGGAGCAGCTTGCCGCATCCGGTCTTAGCTTGCGTGAGTACTTGAACAAACAGCAAGGTTTAAAACCGCGTGGTGAATCAACTCGCATGCCTACGCGTCCCGGCCAAGAAGCCCCAATATCCAGTAACGAAGGCAGGAATAAACCCCGCACTCCTAATTCTGGCACTGTTATGGAGCAAGGTCGTGGTGTTGATATGTATGGTGGAGCTATTGCAGATATTAAAAATATGTTTAAAGGCACTCGTCGTGGCGGTAGCGAATATGCAAAAGGCGGAGCAGTCAAGAAAATGGCTTCTGGCGGTTCTGTAAGTTCTGCGTCTAAACGTGCTGACGGTATTGCTATGCGTGGCAAGACCAAAGGCAAAATGTGCTAAGGAGCCATCATGGCTAAAGATTACGAATACCCAGACTCTACTCCGGTAGATGAGCCTGTAGCCAAGAAGCCCAAGCCTGCGCCTAAACCCAAGCCAAAGCCCACGATGTATCCTGACTCGGTACCTGTGGATGAACCCGTAAAGAAAATGGCTAAGGGCGGTTCTGCATCTAGCCGTGCCGATGGATGTGCCCAGCGCGGCAAAACCCGTGGGATGATGCTGTGAGAGCCTCGCGGGGTATGGGGGACATCTCCCCCTCCAAGATGCCCAAGGGCAAGACCATGCCCCGCAGGGATGATACTGACTTTACGCAATACGCTGAAGGCGGTACGGTTAACGCTGCGGGGAATTATACCAAGCCTAGTTTACGCAAAAAGATTGTGTCGCAGGTCAAAGCAGCGGCTACTCAAGGCACTGGGGCGGGGCAATGGTCAGCCCGTAAAGCACAGCTTGTGGCTAAGAAGTACAAGGCTTCTGGTGGGGGATACAAAGATTGAAAGCACCGCAGCAATCCCTAAAAGCTTGGGGTGACCAGAAATGGCGCACTAAGTCGGGAAAGCCATCGTCAAAGACAGGTGAGCGTTATTTGCCTGAGAAAGCAATACAATCTCTTAGCCCCGCCGAATACGCAGCAACCACGAAAGCTAAGCGAGCAGGTAAGGCTAAAGATAAGCAGTTTGTAAAACAGCCGCCAAAAGTGGCAGCAAAAACAGCAGGTTTTAGATAATGACCACTTCGGGAACCGCTACTTTCAACCTTGACTTAAGCGAAATAGTCGAGGAAGCATTTGAACGTGCGGGTTCTGAGTTGCGCACGGGCTACGATATGCGTACTGCGCGGCGTAGCCTTAATATCATGTTTGCTGACTGGGCAAATCGTGGCGTCAACATGTGGACATTTGAGCAGGGGACTATTAATCTAGTTCCGGGGCTAAACACTTATCCAATTCCTAACGACACAGTAGACCTACTAGAGCATGTAATTCGTACTGGCTCTAATACAGCATCTACTCAAGCTGACCTGACTATTACCCGGATTAGTGTTAGCACCTACGCTACGATCCCCAATAAACTCCAGCAAGCCCGCCCAATTCAAATGTGGTTTCAACGGCTTGATGGGCAGACTACAGCTTCGGTCACTACGCTAAGCGCGGGTATATCGGCTACAGATACCACTATTTCTGTAACGTCTGCTGCCAGCTTGCCAGCCACGGGGTACCTGCTGGTTGGCACAGAAACTATTTACTACGGATACATATCAGGGAATACCCTATATAGCTGCGCCCGTGGACAGAACAATACGACTGCGGCATCCCATTCGTCGGGCGATGCGGTGGCTATTCAAAACATCCCACGGGTAACGCTCTGGCCTACACCGGACAACTCTACAACCTACCAATTTGTCTATTGGCGTATGCGCCGTGTTAACGATGCGGGTGGTGGTGTGAATACGATGGATGTACCGTTTAGGTTCCTACCGTGCATGATTGCAGGACTGGCATACTACGTAGCCCAAAAAATACCGGGCGGCATGGATCGTTTGCAAATTCTTAAAGCCCAGTACGATGAGGCTTGGGATTTGGCGGCGGCAGAGGATCGGGAAACTGCGGCTATACGTTTCGTCCCAAGGCAGATGTTCATCGGGAATTCGTAATGGGTAATCGGTTTGCCTCTGGTAAAAAGGCGATTGCAGAATGTGATCGTTGCGGGCAACAATTCCTGCTAAAGAAGCTAAAAACAGAGATAATCAAGCAGAAGAAGTATGAACTGCTTGTATGCCCTGAGTGCTGGGATCCCGACCAACCGCAATTGATGCTTGGTACATTTCCAGTAGAAGACCCGCAAGCGCTGCGTAACCCAAGGAAGGACACAACGTATGTGACTTCGGGCAACAATGTAAATGGGTATCCTGCTGGGGGTTCACGGGACATCCAATGGGGTTGGGCTCCGGTAGGTGGGGCAAGTCAGTTTGATGTAGCGTTAACTCCAAATTATTTGGTTGGGGTTACAAGTGTTGGTACAGTGACAATAACGGTTTCATAGGAGTCCATGATGGCTAAAGAGAGTATGAAAAGTGATGTGGCGCAAGACAAGGCCATGATTAAAAAGGCGTTCAAGCAGCATGACGCGCAAGAACACAAGGGCGGCAAGGGCACAACCCTGAAGCTTAAAAAAGGTGGCCCTACCGGTGAAGACCGTATGCGTCTGGGCCGTAATATGTCCCGCGCAGCTAACCAAAAAACGGGGTAAATCATGGCCTACACGATGAAGAAAATGGGTAAAGAAGTCGGCCCCGCTGCCGTCTATGCAAAACCGCATACGATGGATGGTAAGACCATGAGTATCGCTACTAACCCCGGCAAAGAGCCAAACCGTAGCAAATTAGATGCTTACGATGTAAGTGTTGGCGGTATTAGTAAATCTGCCGGTAACGAGCCAATCAAGACTGATGGTATTAAAATTCGCGGCACTGGTGCAGCTACTAAAGGCGTTATGGCTCGGGGGCCGATGGCATAAATATGCGGTTTAGGCAAAAATATTACGGGGGCGTACTTTGACATATACCGAACTTTGTACTGCAATTAATTCGTATACAGAAAATACGTTTCCAGCAAATATGCTTGCCGTGTTCACGGAACAAGCAGAGCAGCGCATCTATAATTCAATGCAGTTTCCGTCAATACGGAAAAACGTGACAGGGACAATTACTGCAAACAACAAGTACTTGTCCGCTCCAAATGATTTTTTATCATCGTATTCCTTGGCTATTTTTTCCGGCTCTGGCCCGTACACATTCCTTTTAAACAAAGATGTGAACTTTATTCGTGAGGCATACCCCACGCCAACGGATACTGGAACACCAAAATACTACGCATTATTTGGCCCAACAGTAACAGGCTCTACCGTTTCCAACGAGTTAAGTTTTATCCTTGGCCCAACGCCAGATACCACGTACTCCGCAGAACTTCATTACTACTACTATCCTGAGTCAATCACTACTGCGTCCAGTGGTCAAACTTGGCTAGGTGATAACTTTGATTCTGTGTTGCTGTATGGGTCGCTGGTAGAAGCGTACACCTATATGAAGGGTGAGCAGGACATGATGGCTTTGTACAACCAGAAGTACATGGAAGCAGTTGTTCTAGCTAAACGCTTGGCAGATGGCATGGAACGTCAGGACGCTTATCGTAGCGGTCAATTTAGGCAGGCCGTTAAATGAGTATTATCCAAACTCAGACTACCAGCTTCAAAAAGGAGTTGTATCAGGCCATCCACGATTTGTCTACAGACACGATCAAGATTGCGCTGTATACGGGTAATGCTGACTTAAACGAGGCCACTACGGTTTATAGTACTACCAATGAAGTCTCAGGTACAGGCTACACGGCTGGCGGTGAAATTATGACCGGCGTAGCTATTAGCTCATCTGGTTATGTGGCCTATGTTAACTGGGCTAATGTGTCTTGGACGGCAGCTTTGACTGCCCGCTGCGCTTTGATTTACAACGCATCCAAGGGTAATAAATCTGTGGCGGTTCTGGACTTTGGGTCTGACAAAACATCAACCACCACGTTTACAATCACCATGCCAGCTAATACTTCTACAACCGCGCTTATCAGGAGTTCAAATTGATAGTCACTACCACCAAAGGCGAGATGGACGATTCCTTGCTAGAAAAGCGGGAAGGCACAGTCGATAATGACAATGAACTGACAACGTGGGTAGAGTACTGGCTGGAAGGCGAGTTGGTTCACCGATCAGCGCACGTTACGCTGAAGAAAATGCCTACCTTTGCAGGTGGCGAAGCTGCTTCTTTTTAAGGAAATATTATGAGCAACACGCAATCAATGGTCACTTCGTTCCTTGGGGAACTGATGACCGCTACCCACAATTTCGGTGTTGCACCTATTCGTGCGGCTACTACTGCTGATACGTTCAAGGCGGCGCTGTATCTGGCTTCTGCTACGGTTAATGCTGCCACTACTGCATACTCTGCTACTGGTGAAGTTACTGGTACAGGCTACACGGCTGGCGGAGTTACAGTAACAAATGCAACAGCACCTGCTTCTACTAACTCTTCTGCTACGGCAGGCGTAGGTTATTGGACTCCATCGGCCTCGTTTGTATATACAACTGTTACCTTAAGCACTGCTTTTGATGCTGTTCTAGTATATAACTCAACGCAGAGTAACAAGGCAGTTAGCGTCCACACGTTTGGTTCTCAGACCATTACGGCAGGAACATTCACGTTGACCATGCCTTCCAACACTACGACGACTGCGCTGCTGCGTTTGGCAACAACCTAACAATTGGGGGCGGCTACAAGCCGTGTAGACCATGTTTGGTATAGCCCCATTTGCCGGAGCGCCTTTTGGCGCTACTGGATCGACTACTTCATCTCCTGCGTCTGGAACGTGGGGGTACGGAACTTGGGGTTTTGCGCCTTGGGGCGGGCCTGTTGATGTTACGGTTGCACTAACTGGGGTAAACGCTTCTGGTGCGGTTGGTTCACTGGCTTTAACTGAAACGCTTAGCGTTAGTGGAAATGCAGCTACAGGTAGCGTAGGGACTGTTGGAGTAAGTTTATCCCTTGCATTGACGGGAGTAGCTGCGGCAGGGGCAGTAGGGACTCTTACTGATAGCCGGACAGTTTCCCTTACGGGTACTACTGCAAGCGGGTTACTTGGCGCATTTACCTTAAGTCATGTTAATTCCATAACCGGCGTTTCTGCGGCAGGCGCGGTAGGTACGGTTTCCGACAAGGGAATTAGTGTTGGTATTACTGGGGTTTCCGCTGCCGGAGCCGTAGGAACCCTTATACCTAGCAATACGGACGCAGATACAGGCGATGTAGCCGCAGGTTTTGTAGGAACATTAAGCTCTAGCCGTACTGTAGCGGTAAGCGGTGTAGCCGCCAGCGGAAGTGTTGGCACAGTTTCCGATAAGGGAATCAGCATCGGTATCACGGGGGTTGCAGCAGCAGGAGCAGTTGGTAATATAGTTCAGAGCGCACAGGTTGCCTTAGTTGGTGTTGAGGCGGCAGGCCAGCTTGGATTTTTATCCGTACCGCTTAGCCCGCTTACTGCAACCGGTAGCGTAGGTTCTGTACAGTTTGAGTTTGGTTTTGGCTTAACCAGTGCATCGGCAACAGGCTCTGTTGGTAGCTTAGGTGTAGGTAACAGGACATTGGCTCTAACCGGCGTGTCTGCGGCGGGTTCTGTTGGGACTGTGATTCCTGTATATTGGCAGCTAATTGATGATAGTGAAACCGCAAACTGGATACTAATTGGCAACACACAAACACCCGGCTGGTCTACAATTGACGATAACCAGACAACCGACTGGGTGTTGATTAACAACGCAACATAGAGGTGTAAATGGCACTTGTCTTAGCTGATCGGGTTCAAGAGACTACCACGACGACGGGTACAGGCACTGTTACGCTTGCAGGAGCCGCAACAGGGTTCCAAAGTTTTGCCGCTGTTGGCGATGGCAACTCTACCTACTACACTATTACAGACAATACAAATTGGGAAGTTGGTATTGGAACGTACACAGCGTCAGGTACAACGCTATCCAGAACCACTGTAATTTCTTCTAGCAACTCTGGATCTTTGGTAAATTTTTCAGCAGGCACAAAGAATGTGTTTGTAACTTACCCAGCAGCAAGGTCGATACCTACAAATAGGGCTATCGTTATGTCAATTGTTTTTGGATATTAATTATGGCAAACCCTAATATTGTTAACGTAACGTCAATCTACGGAAACACCAGTTATTTAATTCCAAGTACAACATCTGCTACTACTTGGACTGCACTTACGCCTGCTGCTGGTACAGTCAACAAGATTGACAACATTGTTGCTACAAACGTAACAGGGTCTACTGCTACCGTAACCGTAGCAATCAATAGCGCTGCTGCTGGCGCAGGAACAAACTATCGTCTTGTGTACCAAGTGCCAGTTCCGGTAAACGCTTCAATTGTTGTTGCAGATAAAAGCACTGCTTTTTACCTTGGTGAAGCACAATCTATTGTGGTGACTGTTGGTACTGCATCAGCAATTGAATTAACGGCATCTTATGAGGCGATTACCTAATGTCTACTAGGTATAAAGGTTCACTAATTTCATCCACTGCGGCGACCAATAGCACATCTGGTGCTGTTGGTATTTGGCGTTCCAATGATGTCATGCAGGGATTAAAAGCTTCTGCTTGGCCTGTATATACTAATGTAACTCCTACTATTGAATATTTAGTAATTGCAGGAGGTGGCAGTGGGGCATACTACTACGGAGGTGGTGGCGGTGCTGGTGGTCTATTGTCAGGAAGTGGGTTTACTGTTACTGGCGGGTCAAACATAGCACTAACTATTGGCGCTGGAGGGGCTGCTAGTTCTGGAAATGTAGGTAATCAGGGTAATACTTCTAGCATGGTTGGTAATACTACAATTACCACTACTGGAGGCGGTAGAGGTGGTAGTTTTTACACTACTCCCGCTGGTGGTGCTGGCGGCTCTGGCGGCGGCGGTTCTGATGGAAGCGCTGGTGGCGCTGGCACTAGCGGTCAAGGGTCTAATGGCGGCACAGGTTTTTCTTCTAGCCTTGCTGCAACTTCTGGCGGCGGTGGTGGCGGAGCAGGCGCTGTAGGAAGCTCATCTGCGATTAGTGCAGGCGGCGCTGGTGGCGCGGGTTCATCTTCTTCAATTACTGGTACTGCAACTTATTATGCTGGCGGTGGCGGTGGCGGAGGGGCTACTCCCGGAGCAGGTACTCCAAGTACGGGAGGTGGCGGTGCTGGTGGAAGTACGACAGGTTTTGCTGGTGCTGCAAATAAAGGCAGCGGGGGAGGCGCAGGCGGTGCTAATTATCAAAGCGGGGCTGGCGGTTCTGGGGTAATCATTATTGCTTACGCTAATACCTATGCTGATTTAACTTCAGTTGATGCAGGGCTTACTTGTAATGGGAGTGCTGGAAATAACGTATCAGATACCGCATCTCGTGCAGGATATAAATTGTATAAATTTACTGCCGGTACGGGTAATATTAAATTTTAATCATGGCACATTTTGCACAACTTGACGAAAATAACATTGTTGTCCAAGTAATTGTTGGAGTGGATGAACCGCATGATGGCGAGGCTATCTATTTTCAGACAACAGGCAAAGTTTGGAAAAAGACCAGCTACAACACTGTCGGTGGAGTACATTCGTTAGGCGGTACACCATTTCGTAAGAACTATGCTGGAATTGGCTACACTTATGATTCAGACAGGGATGCGTTTATTGCGCCGCAGCAATACCCAAGTTGGATTCTTGATGAGCAGACTTGCCAATGGAATCCACCGATACAATACCCTAGCGATGACAAGCGTTACGTTTGGGATGAGCAAACTACTTCTTGGAAAGAAATCCTATGACAGTCAATTACACAACCAATCTAGCCCTCGGACAGCCGGTAACCGGCACAGAATCCGGCACATGGGGCGACGATGTAAACAACAGCGTTACATCTTACTTGGACATTGCCATTGCTGGCGGCTTGGCGGTCACCATCACCACGACTGATGTCACGCTCACGCTCACACAGGGTACAAGCTCGGCAACCAACATCGGTTCGACCACGGCGCAGTACGCCATCCTGAACGTAAGCGGGGCAATGACCGCAGCGCGTAACCTGATCCTGCCTAGCAGCAGCCGTCAGTACGTCATCAACAACAACACCACTGGTGGATATGCCCTGACAGTTAAAGGCTCAGCTACCAGCGGCGTAACGATGGTCAATGGCGAGAAAGCTCACGTATTTTGGAACGGCTCCGACTATGCCAAACTATCTAATACACCGGGCGGCGCAGGAACATTTAGCTCCATCACCAACACCGGCCTGACATCGGGCCGTGTGGTGTACTCCACCACTGGTGGCCTTGAGACTGACTCTGCTGGCTTAACTTTTGACGGCACTAACTTTGCCACTACCGGAACGGCATCGGCTGCAAAACTTATCCCTACTGGCACAAGCGTTACTGGTAACGGGATGTACTTGCCTGCTACCAACGCATTGGGCTTTTCTACGGCAGGCACA